TACCAGCACGTATAACACGCTCGAACTCCCCGCGCTTAATAGTATCAGCGGGTTTGCCAACAGTGGCAACCAAGGTCTGACGTAAGCTGCGCTCTACGTACCGCTTGGGGTGCCTGATAAGGGCAGGCCCTAGCTGGGCAAAGCGTGCTTGACGCTCAACGTACGGGATAGATGTAAAGTATTTGGTTGGTCGTTTCATTGTGCCTGCTCCAGTTCAATTATTTGGCGAAAACCTACCCAGCGTTTGAAATCTCCAGTAGCTTCCACTGCGGCGCGGCACGGGCCGCTGGCAGTACACCATACACGCATCAACTCCCCGCCGCTGCCTTGGATAACGTACGCTTGCGTTTCAACTGAGTATACCTTCGGCTTGATGCGGTATACTAGGGAGCTACCGCCCTGCGTGGAAGTTACCGTGAACAGTTCTGATACCGTGTTGACTGAATCAACCCACTTACCAGAGCCTGCATAGGCTGACTCGTACTGTAGGGGTAACCCTTCTGTGATCGCCTTAATAATCAAGGCTTGTTGTGCTGTTAACTCGTATGTCTTTTTCATAGTGTTCTCCCTGCGTAGTGACCATCGAGGTAAGCCTGTGCTGCCAGTAATGCGGCAGGTTCACTGGCCTTAGCCGGAGCGTACTCCGTACGTCCATTGATGTAAAGTTCGACGCGGTACTGTGTAGCGTTAGGTGCAGCACCAACTTGCTTGACGGCGTGTCGAACGCGCTGTGATTCTTGTAATGACCCGAGCATATTTATTCCTTGATTGTTGTTGCTGATTCAGCGATGAGGGTGAGGTGGGTATGTGCTACTGTGTAAGTAGGGCCAGATGAGCCCCCTGCTTGGAACAGTACTGCCTGATCTGTATGTGCATAGTCATGGGATACAATGGCGACTGCGCCACTCCGGCTATTGAACACCACGTTACCGGGTTTAAACACGTCCCGTGGGCGGTTGAGGTGAGTGTCATTGACTTCTATAGGGGCGAAGAACAGTTCACGGCCGGCGGCTGAGGCCTTGATAAATTTACCATCTGAGGTGAACACCTGAGGGTCGCTTTCATCACGCTCAAATTTAACCTGCACGGGGTAACGGTCAAAGCGTAAGGTATCAACCTCAGTTACCTCGCCCTTGCCCCAGCCTGCGGTGTAAACAGTATCCCCTACACGGAAAAGGGATGATGCTTCCTCTTGGGCAGCGACCTGAACGGCCTCAATATTGTAATCTGGCGTGAACCGACCTACCGCATCAGGGCCCCATGCCATAAATCCGTCTTCCTGCACAGCGAAATATGGGAACTCCTCCCGTGTGTAGCGATGGCGGTGCGCATCATGTCGTTCCCCCTCTGTCTCAACAGTATAGGTACCCTGTGCTCTTGTGAAGACAACACTACCATGAGGCAGCGTCATACCCGGAATGAACTTGGTTTTTGGTTGCAATTTGATTGTCATGATGTTTCCTTATTTAGTATATAAATTTGTGCCGTCGTTTGATTCAACAAGCACGCTTTCTTCGCCTGACTCCAACAAGTACGTTACATAACCACGGACAGCCGCTAATACGGCGGATCGCTGTGGAGCATCAAAGAACACAGTTACCTTGTTGATGAACTCCTCACATTTTTTACCGTCTTTCATGATGTACTCACCAACACCTGATGAACGTGTGCTACCACCTGCGGCAATTGTAAGGCTATCCGTAAAACTGGATGCATACTTAGATGCGGGTACATACAAGGTTGTAAAATAAGGGAGGCGCTTTTGCGTTAGAGTTGGGCGTTCTTGTGTGCGCACCCACTTGGTGTTACGACCACTACAACCCCATGGGAGATTCCCACAAATGCCTTCCCCTGTTTTATCGCCTGCGCAACCTTCACAGCCCCTTGTCTCGTCTGTATCAGGCACCTCGCGATAAACCACGCCCTTAATTGTTACTGTTCGCATTTCCATTACTTCCCCCATCTATTTTGTGCTTGATTTTTACCAAGCCATGATTGAACGTACTGGATTAAATCCAGCGGCGGTTTTATGCTTGCTTCGATGTGCGCTATTACACGTTTGCACGCATCCTTTACATCCTGCGGGGCATGCTCAGGGAGCGCTTCAAGATTCAGGGTACACAAGTTACAACCCCAAGTGCGTCAATTCCTCATCAACAGCAATTGCGATAGCCGTGGCTTTTTCCTCAGCCGTGATCGCGTCAGCGGCTGCCTGATTTGCCAATGCTTGTAAGACATCAGCGCGGTCTGCGGCTTTTTCCTCAGCCGCATCAGCCTTATCTACGCTAGAGAGTAAGCGGTTACCATGGAACTTGGTTGCACCAACGACAACAGCGTCCAAACCAGCCTGAAAAAGGGCAGTCACAGATGCGGTTTTCGTCATAATCTTTCGGGATACGTTAGGAGAAATCATGGTTGTCCTTTAAATTAAATCCTGTAAAGCACAGGCCAAAGTCCACGGTTAAATGGGCGATGGTCTAGGCTCTATAAATAAAAATAACCACCCGGTGCGGCGTAAAGTGCAACAACTGGAGCACCATTGTAAGTACCTTCTGGATTTACCAACCGCCCATGCCCTATGAACCGACCTCCAGATTTCATGAATGTGGTCGGCTTTAGGTCGGATAGCTTGTAAAGGCACCCATTAAGGCTTACATGGGTACTCATGTAGTTTCCCCTAGTACATCGTCAAGCCCATTGTCAATCGTGTACCAAGATATACCCTCATTACCATCGTGCCCCTCCTTAATACGGCGCAGGACTTCTCGTGCTGTGCGCTTACTAATGCGGTGTATACCCCGCCCAGCGGCACGGGAAATCACATCATCAATATGCCATGTGATTGAGATGCTGTCAGGTAGTTTGATCATAATGGTCTCTGTGTTGTAAACTCGAACTCGCCTCCAACAGCTAGCCGCACGTCCTTGAGAATCCGTGAGCGGCTCCAGCTTGGTGGATAAGGCCAGTAAAACCAGTCTTTCGTACCGTCTTTGAATACGTAACGATACCGCACAGGCCACCGCTTACGTAAACCCCGGGCTATCTCTTTCGGAGTCATTAGGCTACCCTAGGTAGGGCGTGCCCTGATAAACGCGCCACAGCCCCGATTAGACCCGCTGATGAGGTCACCACGCGGGTACGGAGTTGGGTAGCAAGCTTTTCAGCGTGTTCAAACGCTTTTACGCCTGCATTTTCGCCTGTGAAGTAATCCACATGGCCATCAGGGTGCATGACACCCCAACGCTGCTCAGGAAAACCCGCGCCTTGGATAAAAACCACATAGGGGTAATAAATAGACGCTGAATGATTTTGTATACCGCCCCCGTCATGGTGGTGGCCGGTGTTTGGTGTGATACTCATAAACCCCCCAAAAAGATGAATACGCTGACGAATAGCGCAAGTCCAAGAGTGAGCCGTAGTAAGACGAGCAAAGCAAGTAGATCGTTATCACGATAGCGATAATTTAGCGCCTCTACACCGATGTAAGTCACTAGTAGGAAGCCTGCCTGTATTAGATTTATACCCACAGTGTCACCCCTGTTGGTGTGTGCACGTAAAGACGCACATTCGCCATAGTCTCATTGTTGCAGCCCGTGCCGATAAACTGGCAGTCAATCAAAAGTTGATCCGTTGCTTCGACAGCCTCAATATCAGTATGCGCTCTGTGGCGGTAAATACTTGTCATAAAACCTCCGTTGTTACAGTGTAAAACACACTCCAAACCACCCATTACAGATGGTTCAGGCTGGGTTTTAATTACAGTAACGCTTCTTCTGCCGTAGCAGGCGCTTTATGTCCGACGATGGTAGGTACATCGGATTCAGGGATACCCACATCGGCTGCGAGCTTCAACAACGAGGCACGATCACCGCCCTTGATGCTACCAGCCGCCGCCGCCTTCTTAATCAAAGAGCGCACAGCTTGCTGCAAGTCAAACACCTCGACCAAAGACTTCTCAGGCTTGTGGGTTGTCCAGTTGTCTTCTGATGCGGCCTCAGCGCTTGTGACCTTCGTTTTATCATAAACGAAAGGCGAGGTTTTCAGCGAAGATTTATCCGTGTTGACAGCCAACGCACCATGGGCTAAGAGCCATGATGCCACCGCAGTCGTACGGATACCCTTAGGGATAGCCGTAAAGAAGCGATTGACCACACCGGTGTCTTTGTGCATTTCAAAGTGAGTAAGCACATCAACCCCTACGGATTGAATCATACCATCACCCTTTGCGAGGTGCGCCGCCATAGCGATAATGGATTTGTTGATTTGTTCGATTGTTTTCATGGTTCACTTTCTCATATAAACCTGCGAATTTGCAGGCCATAAAGCACACATACGCAATGGAATAATCGCTTAGCGATTCATGCATTCCCGTGTACGCTCTACAGTCTATAAAATCAAATCTTACAGATACAATTCGGCCTTTATGCAATCAATGTAAGTAAAGAGCGCTCCTCACGCCCCACGGTGTAACCATGTACTGCACACCTCGACATGGTATCTTTCACCCGTGTCTTGTTGCCCGCCTAATGGTATTCTAAATCGACACCTATACGATGATTCAGCTTGCGCATTTACGCGGTGTGCTTCGCACGTCCTAGCATTGGTCAAACATTCAAGCATGACCCACAATCAAACGGCTTTGTCGTATAAGCTCGAGATAATCCCGCCTTACATTTCAATATGTACGCTATTGTATCGGGGCATAGTCCAGACGTGACTAATCACAATCTAGGCTTTAGCCTCATAGCGTACGATAACAATTTTAAAGAACTATTCACGCCTAATAGATGCACAGTTTCCCGTACGAGCTATCTAACATGGCAGCACGATGGCTGCATGGTTTGAATTGTATGTCAAACTCTAAACATTGTCAATAGGGTTTACCCTACTACATTCTATGCACTTGATTCGAGTTACAAACTGTCATCATCAAGCTGATTTATCCGTCCTAGTATCACCTATGGCCTACCGGCTTAAACCCTGCATAGGCTGTATTATGAACCTATTTATTTCCCGTGTCAACTGTAGGGTTATTCACTCTACTATCAAACTAGTAACCATGGTTTCCCGTGGCATGACTGTATTATGCTTGGCATTTCTTACATGAACCTTACAGTATGTTGATGGTTACTTACTATGTTCTATCTATTCATTGTCTATAGGTATCTGTGTATCTATATACATGGCTTATAGATGGTTGATATGTATGGTTTTATCTATGTGGCTATCTATAGGGCTGACTGCTATAGATGTATTGATGGTGTATGGGGTTGCTATGTTCTGATAGTGGTTCTGGTGTCAGTCTGACTGGTAGGTGTTGACTGTATGGTTTCTATGTGGTTTCTGTAGGGTTACTCTATGGTTTATCCATGGTTACTAGGCTGTGCTCGTGGGATAGATGTAAGTGTTTACTAACTTACTCTACCCTGTTATCTATATATGTCACAAGTCTTCTATGGTTGACTGAGAGCATGTCTAATGCATGGTTACACAGCACGGCTAATGCATAAAAATAGAGATAGATAGCCCCCACGCACGCACAGCCTAGCAACAGCCCCCATATGCACCACATACCACACATAGCACACCCTAGCCCCTGCCATACCATGCCTAGGACGTGATTTAAGGCACCGCCACACGCTTAACGCATAGCAACCTATACCAGTATGGCCTTATACCCTTATAAGCGCTCATAGAGCCTCTAATCAAGCAGGGCTCAGGCCAATCTGGGCTAGGCGCACGCGTACACGCGCGGATTAACGCCCGCACGCGCGCGCGGTGGCACGTACGGGGGAGCACGCAGTCGCGCGGATCGGAGGGACCCCCGCGTTAGCGCTACCCAAATTTGACTTTGCCTTATGGCATGGGCGTTACACGCATCGTTAATCCAGCCGTAAGTGTGATGGCGCTTGCTGCGATCTCTGACCTAGCCATCAATGTGATATTACCGGGTATTACACCAGTGGTCACGAAGTAACAACCGTATAAAGGCACGTTAGTAGCAGCCGCACGGACACCCGTGGTAGCTCCTGTGGTGGCACCGGTAGCAATTTGCTCACATGATCCCGAGGCAGTAGCGCTTACTGGGTGACTAACGGTACCAAAGACGGTACCAGAGGGGATAGCCAGTGCCATAGCCATGCCAGTTGTGGTAGCGGCAGACGTAAAAGCACCAAATACTTCGACCTCATAACGGGTATTAGCTAGCACAGCGACACTAACACCCGTAACGGTAGCCAGTGTGACGGTACTAAACGCTTGGGCACTCACGAGAGACGCGGAGACGGGGGCTATGATACCACCAGCAGGGCCAGTTAGCCCTTGCGCACCTTGGCTACCTTGCGGCCCCGTAGGGCCTGTGTCGCCAGCAGGGCCTTGTGCACCTGTAGTACCCTGTGGCCCTTGTAAACCTTGAGCACCATCAGCGCCTGCGCCACCCGGGGCACCCGCAAGGCCATCAGCCCCAGCAGGGCCTTGTAAGCCTGTAGTTCCTTGGATCCCTTGGATACCCTGAGGGCCAGCGGGACCAGACAGGCCCTGTGTACCCTGTAATCCCTGAGGGCCTTGTGGGCCAGTAGGACCAGCAACCACATCAGCCACGGTAGCCAGTACGCCATCCTTATCAGGAAAGCTAAGGGTGCGTTGGGTACCAGAACTGATACCGCTTAGTTGAAAGCGTGCACGTTTAGTCGGATCACCGTCATCGTAAAAGGTCAGGATGTTGTCAGTAAAGTAGCTATCAGGAACCTCGCCTAGGTATGTCCATGACCCAGCAGTTCTACGGTAGAATCCAGCAGGCTTGCGACTGACAAAGGGTACACCCGAAGCAGCCGTCACGATCGCAAGTGTACCGTCACTAGCAAGGGGTAACTCGTTGTAAGTGGAGTACTCCTCAACAGAGGCACCAGAGCTTTGAGCGATAGGGGCACCGGTGGCATCTACTAACTCGCGAGAGCTAGACATAAACACAGGGGTGCTGTGGCCTAGAGCGGCCGTAGCAGCGTACGTGTCCTCAGCGGGTACAAGGGCGCGGCCTGTACTTGAGTATATGTCACCAGTAGTGGTAAGCCGGTACAGCCTGTAGGGGTGTTGTAGGAGGTCCGGGCGTTGGCCTGAGTTAGCACCGGCTAACTCCGAAGGCTCAAGCGGCAAGGTACAGACCAAGCGCGTGCGGTGTCTACCCGAGGAGTCAAGTACGGGTGTCCGTAAGTCGGTCATGTGTAACTCCTATTAAACGACGAAGCCGATTAAGGTAGCAGATGCGGAGGTATTGCCTGCACCAAGAGCCGGGATGCTGACGGATACGGCAGTATTAGGAGCAACACCCCGCATAGCACGAGGGAACGGGATTACATGGGGACCACAACCAAGGAGAGGCCCTGTAGGAATAGAGAGCGGCAGCGTAATCGTACCACCAGAGAGGCCAGCAAGTGTTACAGAAGCAAGTAAGCCCACGGTGGCACCTCCAGTAGAGAGGACTACCCCTTGGACGTAGTTGGTTTTGCCCACGGCAGCCGGAAAGGTCGCAGTACATACGGCGTTAGCGGCTACGGCGGTAACTTGGAGTGGCGTAGCCTGTGGGGGTGTGCCATCAAATGAGGAGTTAGACATTATTTGCTTTCAGCCCATAGGCGTAATGAAGATTTGTCGTCGTCACAGCTAGCCAGCGCGGTGCGCAAGCCAAGGATGACAAGGACAAGATCAGTATTTGTTTTTAGTACACCCACCTCAGGGGCAGGGCAGGCACGAAGTAGATTCTCAGGGGGAGTATCACGCTCGGGTACCGTAAGTTGAACCTTACTTGCGCACCCAGTCAATGATGCTGTCAGGCAGAGGGGTATCAGCCCAGTCAGGAGCAGCCCCGATAGCTTTGGAAAGCGCATTAGTAGATTCCTTTTGTTTAACAGTTAGGGCAGCTTGGCGCTTAGCCATGTCTTTCAATGTGGCTGTATCCCGCTTGGCCTTCTCTTGGTGGGAGAGGATAGCAGTGTTTTGATTTTGGATCGTCAACTGCTGTGACTCAACGTCAGCTTGTAAGCGCGACACGCGGTGACGCTCGTAGAACACCCAGCCGCTAAGGGCTAGGATCACCGCAGCGAGAATAGCGGTTAGGTATTTGGTCATGGTAAGTTCCTATAAGTCACGAACACAATAGCCGTGAAAGTCTTTACGCCGTTTTACGAGGCCCTTCATGGGCTTGCCATTGGCATTAACCCATTTTAGCAGCTCATCGCAGGCACCATGGCGATCATTGCGATTTAGCTTCTTGAGCATAGTCGAGGAGGCGAACTTGGTGGCACCCACGTTGAACACGAAGTCAGTGTAGGCATCAACCTCACCTTGACTCAGTGGCACAGTAGTTAAACGGAACACGTCCCATAGGGCCTCATCAACATCCTGTTTAAAGAAGGCATCACACTGTGCGTCAGTAGCTACGTCACCACGTTTAACACCACGGGTATGACCGCTACAAATTGTGGGCACACGCCAGCCATGGGCGGGATCAGCGTAAGCAACGTGCATGCGCTTTTCGACTGCTTCAATTTGTATTGGACGGACCACGACCCCCTCATGTTTTGCCATGAGGAGTAGTGCGGGTGTTGACATAGCGGTTACCAAGGCCAGCCCTTGTATAACCTTACGCATTAGACCACGTTGTTAGTAATGGCTGATGGGCCGTGCGTAGCAAGCAAGTTGCCTGATGTATCACGCAGGGCATTGGTACCGGGTGCTGTGTAGGTCACAGTGGTAGCACCAGCAGCAAAGGCAGTGGTGGCTGTGAGGGTTACCTTATTACCGTCGATCTCAACCTTGTTAAAGGTCTTGGCAGGCGAGGTTACAAACGCGGAGCCAGCAGGCACTACGGTAGGGGCAAAGCCCTCACTGTACGTGAGCACGAGTTTGGTGGGTGCAGCAAGTGCGATTACACCACTGGTGTACGTAGGCAAGGTGGCATCAATGAACGAGGCCAAGGCTGCGTTACATGCGGTAAAGAAGGTTGTCAAGGTCTTAGCTTGCTCAGTCTTGCCACCTTTCAAGCCACCGACAACCTCAACATAAGAGATTGCTTTGATTGCCTCTCGTTGGAGAGCGATGCCAGAGCCAATAAAGCCGGGAGATGGGAGTGCGTCTAATTTCATAGTTTCCTTTATCGTCGGTATTTACCGAGTATTCCCTTGCGGGTAGTTGGGGTGTCGTATCGACGGTGGCCTAGTGGGTCTACTAGGGATGCTGCGTGCTCTTTAGCACGTTGCTTAGCCACGGCATGTGACTGATCTTGCTGAATAAGGACTTGCCAGTAGCGGACAGAACCTTCTAATGCGTCAACGCGGTCATCATGGGTAAGTGCATTACGCTCTCGGGTGATCTTTGCAAGCTGATGGAACAGGCTGTATTGAACGCGCTTTGCCGGGGCATAGCGTTCGCAGTCGGCGCGGTCGCGCTCAACTACACTCTCGTTCACGATCAATGCACCACGGCCTATGACAGGCTCTAGGGTGTTGATAATACGCGCCTCTTTCTGTCCATGTACTAGGTCGTCCTGTACTGCGCACTTGTGCACAGCCTGTAGGATGGGCATGAATACTTCGCGGAAGGCCCCGTAGCCCATGTTCTTTTCAATGATTACAATACCGGGTTTCCAAAAAGCGATGCGTGTTGCAAGCTCTTTGAGGGTCGGGGTACTGTAGCCACCGGGCATGCCGCCAATGTCAAGCAGGTATACGTTACCATTGAGGAAGGCTGTAGTAGCGTACGCTGTTTCATCAGCGTTGATACCACCACCAGCCGGGTCAATGTAAGTTACGGTACCTTGGAAAGCAGCAGTCTCCTCGGAGACACTATGATGACTCATCATCTTGAATGGAAAACCATTTGAATGAAAGTCACGTAAGTTGTTACCGCTGAATCCACGTACGACTTCTAGGGGCATCCGATCTTGTACCTGCATCACAACGAGTTGCTCGGGTTTCAATGGGTACCGCAGTGCATCAACTAACCGAGTATTCAGCATGTGCTGTAACTGGAAGTACGATGTGCCCTGATCCATTTCCTTTGACTGTAGCGCAGACTCGTTCAAGATGATAGGGTCAACTGGTTGCCCTTGGTCCCCAAGCATACCCCCGCCGTACGCGAGTAAGGGATTAGCCTCAAGCTTGCGGACAAGGTAGGGTGCCAAGTGGTCACCGTAGTTCCCACGTTGCGTGAGAGTAGGGTAACGCCCGGGCCAGATGCGGATGGACACACCACGGCCCGGTAGGGTGTTGTAGATGGACTCCATCGACTGTGGGGTACCTAACCAAATCACACGACCAGTAGAGCAGATGGATGTAAACTCTAAGGTAAGGTGCAAAAGCTGTGCCCGCTGTGTGGCGGTGAGGGAGTTCTTTGGGGACTCAATATCGTCAGCGATTAGTAGGTCAGCGCGGTTACCTGAGAGGGATGCGGTAATACCCAAGCACTTAACGCTGGGTGATTTGTCCACACCCTTGAGTGAGTAATGTACATCGAAGTGCTCGACACTGGAGCGGTCACCATTGTTGGTGTCGGGGCGCAAGCACTCTAGCTCAGCCATTGTCATGATAATACGGATGACCAGTGTACTAATGTCGGAGGCCATAGAGCCACCAGCAGAAAGAATCAGGACACGCGCGCGGGGGTTTTGAATCAGGGTCCACACGGCAAAGGCCGCAGCCACCGTCGTCTTTGCCTGCCCCCGCTGTGCCTCTACCATAAGATAGTGCGGCCCGTACGCGATCCACCGCGCTATATCCCGTTGAATGTCCGTAGTACTAAAACCAAGGAGGTCCATAACTTCCTCAAGGAAAGGGATGAACTCTGAGTAGTGATCCTGAATTGTCTCAAGTTTCTTGTGACGTAGGATGGATGCCTGTACGGACTCTTTAGCCATTAGTGCATACCCCCGGGGAGTTGTTCAAGTGTATCTGCTAATACGGGAACGCGGCGCGCGCGTTTAGCCTTCATCATTTTAGTAAGTTCAGCAACAGCACCATCCTCCTCAGGGGCGGCAGTCACATTGTTGTTCTTTAGGAACGTAGCAGCCACGCTGAGCTCCGCAGCAGAAGCGCGGAGAGTCGTGACTTTACCTTCGTCATCAGTGACTTCCACGCCCCTGATGCGCTGGATGAGATCAGTTGCAAGTACTTCGTGTAGAGTTGAGAGAGTTGTTTCATTCGCTGCCATTGTCCTTATCTTTCCTGACCATTTTGTAAATTAAGTAGATGATACCCAAGGCAATGTAAATGCAGTTGAGTATTAAGACTACTTCGGATAGAGGCACACCCGCAAGTTGCAACCCCGTGACTGTCGTTGGTGGTGCAGCGGCGGTAGCTACTTCTGTTATTGGGTGCGATTTCATATAGGTTAGAAAGTTGTTAACCAGCGGGCGAACGCTGGATTGTTTTGAAGCACCCGTGTTAGACCAGTTGCTAGTAAGCATACATAGTCCTCCTCGGTTGTAAGTGTTGTGTCATCACGGTCTATGAGGGCATGCATTACTTCATGGAGAATTGTGTCTCGTAAGAGTTCCCCACGAAGGTTAGTGCGGTAGTCAATAGTCTTTGTGTCGTAGTTATACTGCCCATAGCAATCATGTAGCGCACGTACTGTCCGGGGATGGAGTGGTACTGATACGCCGTTGATCACTAGAGGGGAGGGAGGGGAGGCCATCGTTACACTCTTTACGGAACGTCTTATTTAGCCACAAACAGTAACTTCTACCGACTCTACTGTAATACTTACGGAGGTAGCCCCTACACCGTTAGCGTCTGTGTGGAAGGTAAAGGCCCGATCTAAAGCTGTAAAATCTATAGTGTCAACCTGAATTTCAGTAATAACTGCCCCACCATTATAAGACAACTTAGAAAACGTCTTTTGGGCGTTTCCGGCGGTGGCTATACACTCAACTTCGAAACCAAAAGGCTGAGCAGCCAATGACGCAGGTAGAGACGGGGCAGCTAGGTTTGTACCAGCGGCCTTAAATTGCAAAGACACCGTACCGTCAACAGGTGTTGTAACAGACCCCCACACTCTTAATTTAACGCGCTTTGTACCGTCTATAAACCAACCCGCTGGGGCGGTATATAGTGTACCGCCAATCTGCGTAAGCGCATTTGTGCCAGTTACAGTGGTTGCGGTTACAGCCTTATAAACCGATGTGTCAACAGTTCCTGATTGGCCATACAAACTTACATTACCGCTAGTACCCCGGAACTCGTACGTCTCGGTGTTAGCGTCTGCCGTACCTTGATTAAATACGTTAGGCGTTAACGCGGCTGTTGAAACATAGCCAGATGTCCAGCACCGAATACCTACACCATTGCGCTTGAAGTTATTGCCAAGAGCGGCAGAACGACTATTTATTTCAATAACAATCCCTGCATTTGTACAGTCTTCTATTTCATTATAGTCAATGTGGGCATAGGAATTGCGTGTAATAGTAAAGCCGTAACCACAACCAATAGCACGATTACTATCGGCTATGTTATCGGTAGTAGGCGCGAATGATGCTTGCCCATTACTAGCTGTTCGGAAACCAGAGCCTGTGCAGTTGTTAGCGAGGCAACGGGTCGTTCGTATAAATGATGAGTAACCAGCAGAAAAACCAATAGCACACGCATCAGCCGTACAATCAACTAACTCTAAGCTTGTGTTGTTTTCAGACAGCACCCCGTATCCAGTCACAAAGTTTGCAAACTTGATATACTGCATATATATCTTCGTTCCGTTTTGGAAGTACATTCCGGCTGTTTGATATGCCGCAGAGGTCCCATCAAAGACAGTCTGCGGATCTCTGGATGTGCCCGTCCCCATGAACTTAATGTCGTTACGGAAAGTTGGGAGATCTGGAAAATTTGTGCTATCAGAGTAAGTGCCTGCGGCGAACTTGATTACCCATGTGCCTCCCCGTTGGTTGGGGGTCGTGTTTATTAACACAGCCTTCACTTTGTTCAAGGTCAGTAGGGGCGATAAGCTACTAAGGCCGTCGCTGCTGTCATTGCCGGTAGTCGCAAAGTAGACGGTGTTTGTCTGGGCATCGGTAGGTTCGATGTAAAAAGTATCTGCGCCCCGAACAATAGCACCTTTTCCCGTGTGCTGGGCTGAGTGGAAGCTAGGTATGTTTGCTGTTGTCAGATAGGCCCCAGCCGGCCAATAGAGAGTCTCGCCAGATGCAACGCATGCCGTAACCGCTGCTTGAATAGCTGTAGTATCGTCAGTAACGCCATCACCAACCGCGCCAAAGTCTTTTACTGAGACAACCTCTCGCCCTTTATCTTGTAGGGTACGAAGTACTGCACCGACCCCAGATTGAATAAAACCAACCAAGGATGAACCGGCCACAGCAGCTAAGACACCCGCCATGACAGTGCGAAAACCGCCTGAGGTAACACCATCGTGAACAACTAACTGGTTGCTCGTGGTGTCCACCGTAACCTCTGCCGGTGCTCCTGTGAATGCATTTGTCTGGGCGGCAGTACCTCTGCGCCATCTAATTTCTGTACTCATAAAGCTCCTTAAATAATTGTACCGAGGTCTCGGTTAAAATACGTGGTGTCATCTAGTACGCTACCAAAGTCATAGGCTGCGGCAGTAAAGCCGATG